CCTGTCGGGCCTGTCGCACCGGTCGCGCCTGTGGCTCCGGCAGCACCAGCCGTTCCTGTCGCACCCGTCGCGCCCGTAGCACCTGTCGCGCCAGCAGTTCCAGCCGTGCCCGTCGCTCCTGTCGCGCCCGTCGCGCCGGTGGCGCCTGCAGTGCCTGCAGTTCCAGTCGGGCCGGTAGCGCCTGTGGCGCCAGTAACGCCTGCTCCAGTTGCACCGGTGGCGCCCGTAGCTCCCGTGGCGCCGTTCGTGCCCGCCGCGCCTGTCGGGCCCGTCGCACCCGTTACGCCAGCACCTGTAGCGCCCGTGGCGCCTGTGACGCCCGTCGCGCCCGTCGCACCGGCTGTGCCAGCAGTCCCCGTGGGGCCTGTGGCGCCAGTGACACCGGTTGCGCCCGTCGCGCCGGCAGCGCCAGCCGACCCGGTCGGCCCTGTCGCGCCAGTCGCGCCAGCAGATCCCGCCGTGCCTGTCGCGCCTGTGACGCCTGTCGCGCCGGTAGCGCCGGTAGCGCCTGCGGCGCCGGCCGTTCCTGTGGCGCCTGTCGCGCCGGTAGCGCCTGCGGTGCCTGTTGCGCCTGTTGCGCCTGTCGGCCCTGTTGCGCCGGTGGCGCCGGCGGGTCCGGGCGCGCCGTTCAGATTGACAGCCCACGCCGCATAGGTTCCAGACCCGGCGACCGAAGTGATATTGGCGACAAGAGCGCCCGTTGTGGAATTGTAGGATGTGACGGTTCCGACCATGTAGTTGGAGCCGTCATAGGCGATGAGGATCTGCTGCGCGGACGTATATGCAAGCCCAGTCCCGACGGTCAGGCTCTTTGAACCAAGACCAACCGCCAGAGATGTCGAGCTCGTTGTCGCATACAGGGAGCCCGAGACGCCCGTCGCGCCCGTTGGGCCCGTCGCCCCCGTGGCGCCGGTTGCACCCGTCGCACCGGTTGCGCCAACAGAACCCGTCGCGCCTGTGGCGCCTGTAGCGCCAGTCGCGCCAACACCAGTGGCGCCTGTTACGCCAGTCGCACCGGTTGCGCCAACCGACCCCGTCGCGCCTGTAGCGCCCGTCGCGCCGGTGGCGCCAACACCTGTAGCGCCCGTGGCTCCGGTCGGGCCAGTGATTTGCGTTCCGAGTGCGCCGGCGTCGGTCCATGTCGAGCCGTCCCAGACCCACAGGTGGCCGGTATCGGACGTCACATATGCGTCGCCATTGTTGCCCGTATAGCTTGACGGATACCCCGGCAGCGCCGAAGCGGTGGCGACCGTGCCCAGATAATTGAAACCGCCGGCAGGGCCCGTCGGGCCGGTCGGCCCCGTTCCGCCAGTTGCGCCGCCAAGCGCGGCGATCTGCGATGAGGTGAGGCGGACTGACGTCCCCGCCTGAACAGCTTCAAGCTGCTCTTGGCCATTGAGCGCAATAGCCGCCGGCAAATTGGGGATCTGTTTGTTCGCCATTACAAAGGCCCTGTCTGCGGAATGTCGGTGTTATTATACGGCAATCCGGCATTTGCCGTAATCATTTTCGTCGTTGATGTCAGCAAAGAGGCCGCCGGCAGCACCGGATTCAACTGATATGTGAAGGCGGTCCCTGAAATAACGGTGATCGTGTAGAAGCCGTTCGCCGTGGGGGCGGACAACCCTTCAACAGATATCTGGGCGCCGGTCGAGAGATTATGCGCCGAAGAGCATGTCACTGTCGCAATTCCAGAGCCGTTGGACGCAACAGACAATACCGGCAATTGAACTGCATACGCAGTCGTGCCCTGCAGCGGCATCACCGCATTCTGATCAAGGCCGGGCTGCTCGCTCAAATCCGCGCGGGTCCCGCCAATTTCTTGCGTGACGCGCACCTGATCGTTCTGCGTGATTCGCGTATCGCCGCCAATAACCGGAAGGCCGGTGCGCGGGTCCGTCGTGTTGCCCTGCGTAATGCGAATATCGTCCGACGCCGCCTGGTAATCCTGCACGCGCGGATTGAGAATGGGCGTCGGATCTGCAGGAACAACAATTGCGCGCAGTTGCTGCTGAGGCGTGTCGTTGCATGTGTCGCAAACAAGAATGCGCTTGTTGATCAGGCTCGCGCCTGCCCAGTCAAATTGCCACGTCAGCCGGCTGTGGTTGTAAAGAAATCCGCATCGGTCGCATATGCCGAATGCCTGAGGATTTCGCGAACTGACCCGAGCGCGGCCATGGGGCCTCATCGCCAATATCCGCTAATCTGGGGCGAGATATACTGAGATGCTGTTTCGACGTTTTGCGTCGCTGCAATCTGATAAGCCTCGTCGGCCAAAGGCTTCATAAGCGCAACTTTCTCCGGCGCCCAGATAATCGCAAGACGCTCCGCAAGACCGTAGGCCATGGCCTCCAGCCATATTGGCGGGATGTCCAGCTCTTGCGTGCCAGTCAGGTTTGCGTCCTGCAAACGAAGGACAGCATAATAGTTGAGCGATGTCTGGCTTCCGTCCGGGACAGGCCAGAGATAGACGCTCGGATTTAGCTGGCGATCAAACCAAAAAGTTGTCGGGAAACCTTGCTGCGACTTGTTGGGGTAAGACGCATATTCTGTTCGGCTGATCGGAAGGATCACGCGATCAATCGTTGAAGATCCCGTCGTCGTGGAAATGTAGGCGTCAAGCATGACGACAACATTCGACGGCACCTGATAATTGGACTGGCCATCAACCAGCGGCACGGTCGTGAAAGACACCTGCCAAAGATTGACACCCTGATTGCTCCATCGCGTGAACATCATGTTCGTTGCGCTTCTCGCAACGTCCATGTGCTCCTGCAAAAGAGCGGTAGGTCGCACGCCTATTAGCTGATAGGCGTAAACCGTGAGCTCGCCGAGCGACGGATTGAAAGTGTATGTGCCGCTCGTGGCCATTGTCGTCCCTTAGTTAGATCGGGCCGTTGCTGTTCTGACGGAAGGTCGCAGAAATAGATCCGTTCCCGCTATTCAGCAAAACGCGAGCAAAGATCGGAGCCGCAGAGAATGTGCTGGACTTTGAGACGGTCTGACCGACGACGGTTGCATCCGTCGCAGGGATCCACGTCATAGAGCCAACCGCTACAGGATTTGTCGGGCTGTTCGGATCATCCATTGATGTCTGAACGGTGTAATTGACGGTGCCCGTGACCGTCACCTGAAGAGCCACGTCACCCGGAGCCCAATCGTCAAAACGAACAAGGCCGGTGGACTTTGCGCCAAGGGAGGCGTCTGACGCCGTGACAGTGATCGACTGCATTATCGCTTTCCTTTTACGTGCCCGGCTCGAGCAGCCGCAACATTGTCGACCAGATTCGGGTAAGGTCGACCGGCGGCGCGCGCCTTGGCTTTCGCCACCTTAACACCTTTCGCGCTCAAAGCCTTCTTCTTTGCCTCTTCAGGCGCATCTTTTTCCCAGAATGGCTTCGTCATCAGCAGTCCCATTTCCTGAGAGCTTTGTTGATACGGCTGTTCGGATCTGCAGCCGCAGCAGAGCCGGTGAGCTTGCGCTTCATGCCGGTCATTCTGGCGCAAAATGAACTGCGCCGGCCAGCGGCCTTGTCGCTCTTGGCAGCCTGCTCTTTCGACACAGGAGGCTTGAGGTTGTGGCCCTGAGCCTTAGCAGAGGCTCGCCCTTTGGCGTTCAAGCCACCCTCAGGATTTTTACCTTCCTTGCGTGTCCACGCGGGGCTCTTCGCCATTCCAGCCTCCAGGAAATTGGCGGGGCCGTCGCCCCGCCGCTTTTTTCAGTAGTGCGACGCCTTGCCGCGCGGCGTGCCGGCCTTGGCCGACGAGAAAACGCCACCGCCAGAAGCGCGCGCGGGCTTCTTGCCCTTCGCGGCCTCAGACATGACCTTGCCGCCCTTTTTCATGCAGCTTCCGCCCTTCTTGAAGCCGTCTGTCTTCTGGTCAGCTTCCTTGATGGTCGAAGCCGGTCCCTTATAAGCACCCATGATTGCCTCCTATTAGGCGTTCTCGGCCTGAATGTAACGAACGACGAGGGTCCCGACGCCTGTTCCCGTATTTGCCGAAAGCGCATAAAGGATCACATCGGATGTGCCGACGTTCGACCATTTGGCCGCTCGCGTGGCGTCCGTCCCCGGCGTCAGAGTGTTGATGCCAACAGCGCTGGCAGTGCCAGCAGACACAAGATCATTCGCAGACGTAGTCGTGCCAATGCTGATTGTGCCGGACGCGCCGCTCCAGCCAGCCGTGTTCAGCAACTGCGCCTGAACGATATGACTATTGGCCGGAAGGCAGATTGTTGTGGCTGTCGCCGATGTCGTGCCAGCCTGCGTAATATCCGCAGTCTGAACCATCACAACGAAGCCTACATTCCGAACGCTGCCGGCTGCTGTGCCGGTCGTATTCAGAACGTCGCCAGCCTTGATCGGGCCGGTAAACGTAGTTGTTCCCATAAGGTCCTCCTGCACAAGGTTAAATTACGTCGTCTGTGCAGCGTCCGCTTGGCCGGTCGACGTAATATATGCGCCAAGAAAAGCGGGGGCCGAAGCCCCCACAAATCAGGTCGGGAACGATCCGAAGATCGAACGCCAGTTGTAGTAGCCGAAGCTGTAGCGCTCGTAGCCCTTGACCAGCAGGTTGTCTGTGACGAAGTCGACCTGCATGTCTGTTTCGAACTTAACGCGCTCCATGTAGGAGAGGCCGTCAATGTTCGTGAGCAGGAACCACGCACGCGCAGACGTCAGATAGTCGTTGACCATGTAGCCTTCCGGCAGACCGCCGGCCGTCATCATGATCGCGTTCAAATCGTTATCTGCTGTGCCCGGACGCAACTCCGTCTTCGTCAGACGGATCGCTGTCGGCTCAAGCGCGGCCGGAACGACAAGGCGACGACCACGGGCAAACACCTTGAGGCCAGCCTGATCCTTGAAGTTCGTCCTGATCGAGATCATCGCGTTCAGCAGCGTCGATTCATTGAGATCGACATCAACCGCAGGACGGTTGGCGATTGTGCCGCCGTCAATCGGATGGTTCGTCGCAATGAGCGCAACGCCGTCGCCGCCGACCGAAGCATTATACGTCGTCGCCGTGTTGAGCACGTTGGCGCCG